GCTTTGATGGTCGCTTTTGCGTCTCCGAGTTTTCTTCCCGTGTTGTTATCGTTTCCGTCTTTTGTGACATAAAAAATATTTGTAACAGTAACTCCAGAACCGACACGAACAACCTCCGTGGCAATTCCTGTTTGAGAAAATCTATCTCTTAATGTATAAAGTTCCGCATCATACGTGTTAAGAGCTAGTTCTCCAAGTTGTAGATCTGTCACTCCTGGTTTCTTTCCAGGTATAGCAGATCGTTTAATCCTAAACGGTGTTGCCATTTATTTTCATTCGGTATTTACCAGAAGAAGCAGTATGTACTGCCTTTCATTTATTTATTCAACTTGCGTTATTCCTTCTCGGGCGATAAGCAAACAAGTTCGTCGGAGGATCTGGTTTCATCCATTCTTCAATCTTATCAAATCTTTCTTCTCTATAAAAGTCTTGCTGAACATACCACAATTTCCAGTGCTCGTGTCCCTTTGACTGGTTACAATCGTGGCAGCAACAGACTACATTTTTTGTAACGTCTAATCCACCTTTTGATTGAGGAAGAATATGATCAATTGTGAGTTTCTCTTCTGACCCACAATAAGCACATTGATGATTCCATTGTTCTTTTATATGTTGCCTCCACATTCGTTTCGCCTCCCCAGAACTTGTTACGTGTAAGTTAAACAAGTATTCTTTTGGAGAGTGTAGAGGTCCCATAAGTTACTGCGACTTATCTTTATTTATCTTCTTACAAGCACCACGAGCATATGCCCTTGCCATACTGTCTATATTTGAGCAAGGTTTACCAGACTCCCCACAATAAGGGCACTTGGCATCTTGTGGGTCATTAGGATACTTGAACTTACTCATATCCTTACAGGTTCTCCTTGACCCTCTGGGAGTTTGATCTGTGGTAGTTTTTCGGGTTCACGAACTTCCCAAGAACCACCGACTCCACCATCCATATTCACCACAATCTCATTAGTCGGTAGTGCTTTGGGCATTACAACATCCACAACCTGACCCATCAGAAACTTGTTCTTTGTAATGGTTCGGTTTTGTGAATCCATAGAAACCATATAGAGAGCATCAAGTTCATCTCCACAGTCTACAATCTTTCTCCCAGTCCTTTTATCAATCACCGAGAAATAATCTTCACTGTTGTACTTGTTCATCGTCTTGTTGCTTTTCTTCATTATAGGATACTTTGAAAGGTCTGTAAAGGTTAGGCCAAGTATCTCTGATGATTTCTGCGAGTTTATAAGGTGTTTCTGAAGTTATCACGCTAATATTGTTATACTTTGTTGTTGTTGAGATAAAAGTGTTAATACCTTTGGGTCTTTTGCGGTCTTTCTTATAGAGTCATAATAATCATAGTATCCATTATGAAGAATAATAGCATCTCTCAAAGACCCAGTTTCATTCTGAAGACGGCGTAGTTTGCTTGCTAATAACCATACCGATACTTCATCATCATCCAGAAGTTCTCTCTTGGGTGGAAGTCCTTGTGTAATGAGTTCATTGAGTCCCAGTTGTGCGACACCAAAGGTCTTTACATCCACTGGTTTGCGATGAAGGATTTCCTCATAGAGAACTGCTGCGATCACATTCTCTGGAATATGAAACTGCTTGCTTGCTTTCTTAATATAAGGAACCAGAGTTTCCAGTTTCTGATAACTCATCGTCCGACTCATCGGAACATTGGACACAACGTTGCTGATGACTGTAGGCGTGACGGTTCTATCCTTGACTCCATAGTTACTCAGAGTCTTATTCTGACTACTGATGGGAACAAAGGATAGAAGAAAAAGAATAGCAAGTATGCTGCGTTTCATTAATTTAGAGAATAAAAAAGGAGTTCAGAGAACTCCTCATATTTAGATTAGAGTGCGTTGCCCCGAGGTAAAACTTCCTCAGGAAAGACAAACGATTCGTGTGGCTGGTCTACTGGAGCCATCCAAGCTCTTAACCCCTCATTTAAAAGTATGTTCTTCGTATAGAATGTCTCAAATTCGGGATCTTCAGCAGCACGAATCTCCTGACTCACAAAGTCATAAGCCCTCAAATTCAATGCTAAACCGATGATGCCGATAGAAGAAGTCCAGAGACCCATAACAGGAACAAACAACATAAAAAAGTGCAACCAACGCTTGTTACTAAAAGCAATACCGAAGATCTGAGACCAGAATCTGTTAGCCGTAACCATAGAATACGTCTCTTCCTCTTGAGTCGGTTCAAATGCTTTGAAAGTGTTTGCCTGATCACTGTCTTCAAACAGAGTGTTTTCTACAGTTGCTCCGTGAATCGCACAGAGAAGTGCTCCTCCCAGTATACCAGCAACTCCCATCATATGGAAGGGGTTGAGGGTCCAGTTGTGGAAACCTTGAAGAAACAGAAGGAACCTGAAGATAGCAGCAACTCCAAAAGAAGGTGCGAAGAACCAACTGGATTGACCAAGAGGATACATCAAGAATACAGAAACGAATACTGCGATGGGACCAGAGAATGCGATTGCGTTATAAGGTCTGATGCCTACAAGACGGGCAATCTCAAACTGACGCAACATAAATCCGATTAAGCTGAAAGCCCCGTGGAGCGCCACAAAAGGCCAGAGTCCCCCAAGTTGGAACCACCTGACGATATCCCCTTGAGCCTCAGGACCCCAGAGAAGAAGAAGAGAATGACCCATAGCGTCTGCTGGGGTCGATACTGCAGATGTTAAGAAGTTGCAACCTTCCAAATAACTGGAAGCAATACCGTGCGTATACCAACTTGTAACAAATGTAGTTCCAGTCAACCAACCACCGAGAGCAAGATACGCTGTTGGAAATAAGAGCAACCCACTCCATCCAACAAAAACAAATCTATCTCGTTTCAACCAATCATCAAGTAAATCAAACCAACCTTTTTGTTGGTTCGGCAGTGAAAGAGTAGAAGAAGTCATAACCTCCATTATCGTTTCTCATATTTAGTTTACAATACTTTACAAAATAGGTCAATAGGAATTTCTACTCACCTCTATGCCTTTTAACATAATCAATCATACTCTTAATCAACTCAACATCTTCATTTACATAACCAATAGTTCTATTGCAGACATTACAGAGAAGTCCACGAACCTCACCAGTTTTATGATTGTGGTCAACATAAAAAACATCTACTCCACCACCTCTACCAGATTTTCTACCTTTCGGGTCAGTGGAATTACAAATAGCACATTTATACCCTTGCTTTTCTAAAAGAGTATTATATTCCTCAATACCAATACCATAAACTCTTTTCAAATTTTCATCCCTCTTTTTTACTGGGTCGTAATTTTCTTGTTGTTTTTTCACATAACACTTTTTACATTTTCCGTGATGCCCATATGGACTACCGTTTCTTACAGTTTGATAGAACTCTGTAAGTGGCTTTAACTGGTTGCAGATTTTACAAGTTTTCATAATCGGTTTAGTTGTTAAAGTTATTATACCATAACTTTAAGTATTTAGCAATAAAAAAGACCCCTTTCGGGGTCTCTGTTAGAAAACTCTAACTTATCAACCAATCGCAGGAGCAGTCAAGGCAACAGGAGTTGCTTCGGCAGCAGCGAGGTCCAAAGGAAAATTATGTGCATTTCTCTCATGCATCACTTCCATTCCGAGTCCAGCACGATTCAGGACATCTGCCCAAGTATTGAGCACACGACCCTGACTGTCCAGGATACTCTGATTGAAATTCAGACCGTTGAGATTAAAAGCCATAGTGCTCACACCAAGAGCGGTGAACCAGATGCCTACAACGGGCCAGGCAGCAAGGAAGAAGTGGAGTGAACGTGAGTTATTGAAGGAAGCATATTGGAAAATAAGGCGTCCAAAGTAACCGTGGGCAGCAACGATGTTATAAGTCTCTTCTTCTTGACCGAACTTGTAACCATAGTTCTGTGACTCAGACTCAGTGGTTTCACGAACCAGCGAGGAAGTAACCAGAGAACCGTGCATCGCACTGAACAGAGAACCACCGAACACACCAGCAACTCCAAGCATATGGAAGGGGTGCATCAGGATGTTGTGCTCTGCCTGGAACACAAGCATGTAGTTGAACGTACCAGAGATACCCAAAGGCATCGCATCAGAGAAAGAACCTTGACCGAAAGGATAGACCAGGAACACTGCGCTAGCAGCAGCAACAGGTGCGCTGTAAGCAACACAGATCCAAGGACGCATACCCAGGCGGTAGGAAAGTTCCCACTCACGACCCATGTAGGCGTAGATACCGATCAGGAAGTGGAACACAACCAGTTGGAAAGGACCACCGTTGTAAAGCCACTCATCTAGGGAAGCAGCTTCCCAGATAGGATAAAAGTGCAGTCCAATTGCGTTGGACGAAGGAATCACAGCACCAGAGATGATGTTGTTTCCGTACATGAGTGAACCAGCAACGGGTTCACGGATGCCATCAATGTCCACAGGAGGAGCAGCGATGAATGCCACGATGAAGCAGATGGTAGCAGCAAGCAGACAAGGAATCATCAGAACGCCGAACCAACCGACATAAAGACGATTATCGGTTGAGGTGACCCACTGGCAAAACTGTTCCCAAGTATTTGATTGTCGTTGTTGAGCGATTGAAGCAGTCATTTGTTTTTAAAAGGATAGTAAGACCATCAGGGAAATGGTGGAGATACTATGCTCCCCGCACCCTTAGCGGGGATATGAGAGACGTAATTTATACACCCATAGG